ACATCACCTTCAACGCGTCCTCGATTCGCCGAGTCCCGATCGTGGGTACTGATCTCCTGCCGTTCTCTGACGAGCGGATCGCCGAAGAGGTCTACGGCGGTCAGAAGGCCCGCGTCGCGGTTCGTGCCTTTGCCTACGAGGTGGACGGGTCCAAGGGCGTCTCCTTCGGACTCCAGATGGTCCAGGTCCTCGGCGGCGGCGAGCGCTTTGGCGGAGGACCCGCCTCGGCAGAGAGCCTGTTCGGCCCGGCCCAGCCCTCTGCCGGTCAGCCTGCCGCTGGCGACGACCCGCTCGCGGGCCTGGTGTGAGGACCGAGACCCCAGTAGAGCGGGCGCTGGTCGCGGCGGTCAGCGCCCGAGGGGGCCTAGCGATCAAGCTGGCCCCCACGATGCGGGGGCTCCCAGACCGGTTGATCCTTCTCCCGAACGGGGAGACGAGGCTGGTCGAGCTAAAGGCCCCCGGCGAACAGCCGAGGGAGTCACAGCGGATGGTCCACCGATACCTCGAGGCCATGGGCCATCCAGTCACCACAATCGACACGACAGAGGGAGCAAGGAGATGGGCCGAGACGCACGTGACGCGGTTAACCGCCCCGCCCACTATGCCGAAGGCTGGTCCAACGGAGCCGAGGTCATCGACATCACGGAGAACCTGAACTTCAACCGCGGGAACGCGGTCAAGTACATCGCCCGGGCAGGGCGCAAGGACGCGATGAAGACCATCGAGGACCTGAAGAAAGCTAGGTGGTACATCAACAGGGAGCTGAAGAGATTAGGGGATGAGTGAGTGACGAAGCCCCCGGGCCGCAGAACTTGCGGACACCGGGGGCTTCGTCATATTCTGTAGCTATGCGAACCCTTTACCTCGACACCGAGACCTACTCCGACATCGACATCTCGGCAGGCGCGCACCGCTACGCCGAGAGTCCTGAGGCATGCATCACCCTCGCGATGTGGGCGCTCGACGACGAGCCCGTGAAGATCACCGAGGGGCCCACCACAGAGGGCCATGACCCGGCGCTGTGGAAGGAGTTCATCACTCTTGTCCGAAACCCCCGGGTAACGAAGGTGGCCCACAACGCCACCTTCGACCGCGTCCAGATCAGCGCGTACACCCACGGCCGCGCTACTGGTGAATACCTCGACCCTGCTGAGTGGATCGACACCTTGCACTGGGCCTACCTCCTCGGCCTCCCGGGATCGCTGAAGAGCCTCGCCAAGGCACTGAGGTGCGAGGACAAGGACTCCGCAGGCACGCTGCTCATCAACCGCTTCGCCAAGCCGCAGCCAGCCACCAAAGCGTTCCGGGGTGGGCGCCGCATGCCGAGCGACGACCCAGAACGCTGGGCGGAGTTCCGCGCCTACGGCACCCAGGACGTCGAGGTCCTCCGGCAGGTGCATCGAGCGCTGGAGCGCGAGTGGGAGGTGATTGACCTGTCACCGTCGGCGCTGGAGCGTGCGGTGGAGCTCACCGCCGAGAAGATCACGGACGTTGGCCTACCCCTCGACGTCGAGGTCCTTCACGCGCTCCAGCGATGCGAAGACGACAATGTGGCTCGGCAGGCAGCCGAGCTGAAGCAGATCACGGGCCTCGCAAACCCGAACAGCACCGTGCAGCTCCACACGTGGTTCGCATCGAAGGGACTCAGCCTCCCCGATCTGCGCCGGGGGACCGTCGAGCCCCTGGCCGTGGATGAGTCGCTGCCGGCCGAGGTGCGGCGAGTCGCTGAGCTGCGGGTGGCATCCGCCCGCGTCGCAGGGAAGAAGCTCGCCGCGGCCGAGCTGCGGCGTGGCGCTGGAGACCGGGCGCGAGGGACACTCCGCTACCTCGGCGCGCACACGGGCCGCTGGAGCGGGAACGGATTCCAGCCGCAGAACCTCCCCCGTGAGCAGTTGCCGAAGGGTGAGACAGTTGACTCCGTGCTCGACAGGAGCCTGCTGGGAGAGCCAGTCAGCCCCACCGAGGTCGCGGCATGCGTGCGTTCAGTAGTCGCCGGCCCCCTGATCGTCTGTGACTACACCTCGATCGAGGCCGTCGTGCTGGCGTGGCTCGCCGGTGAGCAGTGGGTGCTCGACGCCTACGGGGCCAAGCGGGATCTCTACGTCGAGACTGCGTCACGCATGAGCTCCGCTGTTGGGCACGAGATGACTCGCCAGGAGGGGAAGACCGCCCTGCTTGGTTGCGGGTATGGCGCGGGGCCGAACGGCCTGCGCGCGTTCGCCGGTGACGGCCCGAGTGACGAGGCGCTTCAGGCCCAGGTGGACGCGTGGCGCCGAGCCAACCCCCGCATTACAGCTCTGTGGGACCAGCTCGGCCGCGAGTTCCGAACCGGGGGCGAGCGCATCGTCTCTGGGATGGACTCGTTCGGCAGGGCCTACCGCCGGATGCTCCTGCCGAGCGGCCGCACCCTGATCTACCGAGGGATCCGCGCGACGCGAGACCGATGGGGGCGACCGTCCGTAGCGTTCTGGGACACGCGCCGCGGCATCGCCGTCGAGACGTTCGGCGGCCGCCTGACGGAGAACCTCGTGCAGGCCGTGGCCCGCGACTGCCTGGCGTCTGCGATGGTCCGGCTCGACCGCGCCGGGTTCGAAATCGTGGCCCACGTCCATGACGAGGTGCTCATTAAGGGGCCATCAGAGTGGTGGGACTACGGGGCGGGCAAGCCATCCGCCGCAGGCGTTGCGTCGTTCCGCAGGGTGCGGGACATCATGAGCGCTGACCTCCCGTGGGCACCGGGGCTCCACCTGCGAGCCGCCGGCGGCGTCGTGGATCGATATCGGAAACTGACGAGCGCTGACGAAATTGACTAATTGCAGAACATACTGGTACGATGTGACCACCCAAACCAGACCAGAGAGGAGTAGATGGTGACAAACACACTCACCGCTGCGGAGGCGGGACTAAGAAAACGACTCGATCTGAGCGGCGCGCATATCACTAGGACTGACAAGGCACTAGTGATCTTAGTATCCAAAAAACACGGGGGCCGCACAATTGAGCGCTGCCTCACCCTGCACCACGACCAGGCGTGGGAGATCACCGGGCTCCCCGCAGTGAATGGGCGGGCCCACCTCCTATCCAGCAAGACCAAAAACCGGGGGCGCAGCATCTTCCTCGCTCGGGACCTGCCGAGGATAGCGGCGGCACTAGGCGAAGCCCAGACAGGGGGGAAGGCCAAATGAGGCGTCAACTCAGTGAGCTCGCCGTCGAGCAGGACGACCGCGCTACGGCCGAGATCTGCGACCACTTGGAGGATCTCGCCTATCACCGGGGCCAGTACTACCCAAGGGACATGAAGCGAATCGCAGGCCCCCTCGGGGCCAAGGCGGGGAACCTGTCCGAGCGCCTTGCTCGCCGCCCTGAGTGGACCATCGGGGAAGTGCTCGCTCTAGCCGATGCAGGTCTGCTCCCCGAATCGCTGCGAACCCGCATCATTGATGCCTTGGGGGGATTCGATGGAGAATCGCGCGCCGAGGCGCTCGGCCGCGAGGTAGCCCTCGAGTACAGCCGCCCGAGGAATGCAATCGTCGTACTCGACGGAGGGGCGGAGATCGGGGTGGCCCGGTTCAGGATACGCCCGTCAGACGCAACAACTAAGCTTATTCGCGGGATCTGCAAGATCGCCGGCAAGCTCGACTAGCCTGAGAAGACATGCAACACATTACTGTATACCACCAAGCCAACTGCCAGCCCTGCCGACTCACCATGCGAATGCTCGACAAGCTTGGCGCCACCTACGTCAGCCACCCCCTCAGCGATGGCAGCCCCGGGTCCGAGCAGGCCCTTCGAAATGCCAAAGATTTGGGGATGACCTCTGCCCCGATAGTTGAGGTGCGAGATGAGCACGGAAAGCTACTCCGCATGCTGAGCGGCTACCGCCCGGAGGAGCTGCGGGAGATCGCTGAGGCCGCTCGGTGACCCCCCTCGATGAGGCGATCATCGCCAACGACCTGCTGCCTCGCGAGCAACAGCGGACCAACCAGGAGATCGCGGACGAGTTCAATACGTCCGAGGCATCAGTGCGTCGGCACCGCGCCAAGCTGAAGCGCCGGGGCGCCCCCGACGCGGGGCGCGACGCGTTCTTCAACGACGTCCCGGTGGACGCCATCGTGCAGCGGGGGAAGACCATCCGCCTCCCTGACGGCTCTTACGAGAAGATCACCTGGAAGCCGGGCGCCGTAGAGATGGCCGAGGCCAAGCGCCTCTCCTACGACGACCTGCTCCCGGTGTTCGCCCGAGAGCCCGAGGTGTGGGGGCGAGACCCGCTCGCCCCGGAGAAGCACGCCGTGCTCTGTCTTGCCGACCTCCAGATCGGCAAGGTCGGATCCCGAGGCGGTACCGCCGAGACGATTGCCCGCGTACGCAGCGCCGTAAAGTCGTTCAAGTCATCAATCCAGGAGGGTGGCCTGACCACGCTGGTGCTGGCCGACGTCGGGGATGTCACGGAGGGGTTCTGGAACGTCAGCAGCCAGGCCCAGACCAACGACATCGCGCTCACCACCCAGATCCGGGTGGCGCAGCGCATCCTCGCCGAGACGGTGGCCGAGCTCGCGCCGTTCTGCGGCCGCCTTGTCTACGTCGCCGTCCCGTCTAACCACTGCCAGGTCCGCACCGGCCTAGGCAAGGGCAAGCGGGCCAATGCTCCTTTCGACGACTTCGGCTTGATGATCTCGGAAAACGTCGAGGACGTCATCGCTGGGCGCCCGGGGTTCGAGCATGTCGAGTTCACTCGGCCGCTCCCCCACGAGGAGTCCGTGACCGTGGACGTCGGAGGCACCGCTGTGGGCTTCACACACGGCCATCTGGCAGGCCAGCAATCCAAGGTGGGGGACTGGTTCAAGGGCCAGGCGTTCGGCCGCCGTAGCGGCTTAGAACGCGCTCACGTGCTGGTCCACGGTCACTGGCACAACTTCGGAGTGAGCCAGGTCGGGGACGGCCGGTGGGTCATCTCGTGCCCGTCCGCAGACCGTGGGTCGGACTGGTGGACGAACATCTCCGGAGACTCAACGGAGTCCAGTGTCCTGAGTTTTGAGGTGAAGGACGGCGACGCGCTGGCTTGGCGCCTATGGTGACGAGCGTCACGAGAGCACGGCGGCCACAGAACTTGTGTGGCCGCCGTGCTCGTGCATATAGTTGGGCCATGGAAACCAACAACCTCGACCGAGAAATCATCAACCAGAGCACCGACTTCGTCCTAGGCACTAGTCTTGCCGGCTGGGTGCTCGGCCTCGCGCTCTGCACCACGATCCTCATGCTGGCCGCCGCGCCAACCCCCATCACCCAGGTATTCGCCCTCGGAACCCTGATCTCGACACTCATCCTTAGCGCCTGGCTCGCCCGCCGCCTGCGGAAGGGCCGCTGACCCAGTCCCCCAATCCAACCTCGAAAGGTACAGACCAATGATCATTCTCGCCATCATCCTCCTCAGCCTCGCAGCTTTCGTCGTCACAGTCATCGCTGGCGTCATCCTCAACGTCGTCCGGGCGCTGCGCGGCAAGGCCCGCCCCCTGCCCAAGCGCGCCTACTGGGACCCTAGCCACCCCCGTTACCGCGAGGCGCACACCGTCTACATCTCCGCCGAGCCATCTGCCCAGTGCTGACACCCTGGGATGCCGAAGAACCCGCAGCACCGAGTAGGAGCTGCGGGTTCTTCCCTTATAGGTACGCCCCGATCTCGGGCGGTGCCTCGGGGGGCTCGTCGTCTGTGAACGACCGAACCCATCTAATCAGGCGCCCAGCGTAGTCGATCGCTATCCACTTTACAGCGTGCGCCTCCCGCTCTGCCTCGACGGCCTCATCACGACGGGCCTCCGCCACCGCGACGGTCTTTTCCAGGGCCTCCACACGGTCAGCCAGGTGCTGCACCGTAATGTCCAGCACCTGAACCTTGCTTGCCTCCCGCTGGGTCCTGCGCGTGAGCGATGCGCCGCCCATGGCCGCTGCCGCTGCCACGATGGCGGTCAACAGCGGCACGACGTGCGGGGTTACTTCTACAACATCCATCGCTTCACCACACAATCTCTCCGGACCGATGGGGCTCAAACGGGGGCTCTCCTGGGGGCGACGGCGGGAGGTCCGAGGACCACACGTCGAGGCCGTCGCCGAAGTCCTGCCACTTGCTCACGCCGCCGGCGGCCCCCTCGATCTCCACGATGCGGGCGCCCTTGACGAGGACAGACACGGACGCCCCTGGCTCCCCAGAGACGTGGACGCGGAACCGGTCATCGCCCTTTTCCAGCCGCGCGCTTGAGGCGCCATGCTCCGCCGAGGTGAACACGCACCACGGCGCCTTGCGAGACGCGATCGCGGGGACGTAGTCCGGGAGCTCCCAGGTGGCCTCTCCGGCCGAGTCGAGCGCGACCACGTTCCAGTACTCGATGCCATCGAACGGCGACTCGGTGCACTTGTGCTGGAGCAGCTCACCATCGCGGGCCTCCGACATCTTCGGCACGTGCATCGAGAACTTCTTGGTCTTCCCCGTGGAGGTGAAGCCATCGCCGTGGATCCAGGCGTAGTTGCCGCCGCTGCGAGACCACAGGTACGCACCGCCGTTGTCTCCGTACGCGTACCCGAGGTTCTTCCCACCCCCGATACTGGTGATGTGCCAGAAGCTCCACGCAGCGACGACGCCGTTGAAGTTGTTACTCGACCCGGCGTGGAAGTACGCCTCGCCACGCTGGCCTGCGGTGATCATCCGCGTCTCGTTGAGGTCGTTCTTCAGGGAGATACCCCCCTGCCCGATACGGAACTCAAGGCGGCGGCTGTTGACCTGCATGTCAATCTCGTCGGTGGCGACCTTGAACGCGGCGAAGTCTCCACCCCACCCGAAGTGCCGGTTACCGAGAGTCAGCTGCCCGGTATTCCAGTACCCCTCCGACGGCGGGGCGACCACGGTCTGAAGCTCGCCCTTCTCGTTCTGCTTGAGGAAGATGCCACCGGGGAGCCTCAGCGGGCGGTTGGTCCTGTTGAAGACGAGCCCCATGCCGTATCGGGTCCCATCGTGCCTATTCTCTGTAACGTCGGACCAGGTCGCGTACGACCACTCGTCGTTCGAGTAGATCGACCCCTTGATGTTGACGTCGCCGCTAGCAGCGTCGATCTTGAACCTGTCGGTAGACCCGTCCGCGGCCACCAGCCGCAGACCGTTGCTGTCCATCACGACACGACCCCTGCCGTTTCCGGCGGTCTGGATCGTGGCGCCGGAGATGATCTGGCCGCTCATAGTGCCGGTGTCGATCTTGTTGGCCTGGAGCTTGTCGAAGACGCCCTCGCGTGCGGTCACAATCTGCGACCACAGCTTCTTGACCACGGCCTCCTCGAAGTCGGCAGACCCCGCCACGATCTGGTGCGCCTCGACCTTGAGGAACCGCCCCACCCCGGCCGCGATGGCCTGCGCGGCGGGGTCCTGAAGCGCCCCAGTGTCGATGATCCGGTTCGTGCCGACGGGCGTTACGCTTGCGGCCTGGAGCGTGGCTAGTGCCAGCTTGGCGGCAGAGGAGAGGGCCGGGTCATCTGTGACCTCGGCCCACACGCTCCCCTTAGGGGATCGCTGCTCCTTCCCCATTAGGACTCAGCGCCGTCCTCGGCCTGGGCGGCCTGGAGCGCAGCGAGCTGGGACTCTGCCAGCACCGCACGTGCGGTCATCGCGGACAGCTCGGCGGCGATTCGGTTAATGATGTCAGAAGCGTCAATCTGGGGCTGGTCATTCATACCTCCATATTAGCGAAGAGCCTCCACCGCTAAGCAGTGGAGGCTCTTCGCTACCCAACCCATGCCCCCGAGGGGGACTAGGCCCATCCTACCAAGGTCTCACTCAACCTCGACGTGGTGGCGGGCGAACAGCGCGACGGCGACCGGAGCCAGCTGCTCCAAGGCTCGCATGACCGCGTCCGCGTTTTCCGCCGTGACGACGCCGTAGGCGACCGCCAGGGTGAAGACGGCAGCGATGACGCCGTAGGCTGCCTTGCGCTGCTCGGCGGTGAAGGTGAACTTGCCGGACGAGTGCTTTCCTGCCATGGTTTTCTCCTTTCAGCCTTGTGGGCCTGGGCCAGTCTAGCCGCTGAAGACCTCGACGGTGCAGGAGACCTCCTTGGCCCCGTCCCACACGGTGACCGTGGCTGGAACCTCCTTGGCCCCGTCCCACACGCCGACCCCGGGACCGGTGTCAGCGGGGGTCTCGTAGACCTTGACAGAGGCGAAGCTGACCGCGCCGTCGATCGGGCTCAGCGACGGCAGCCAGTTCGGGTGGGGTGAGTCAGTCAGCTCGAAATCGATCCCCCGGGTCACCCCCGACCCCGCTGCCAGGGGGAAGCGGCCGATCTCAGTCTGACGGGCCACCTCCTTGCCGGCGTTGATGTGGTTGTGACGGATCACCAGATTCGTCGGGGCGGCAGCCGAGTACTCGAGCTCTAAGCTCCAGCGCTTGCCGCCAACCGGCACGGCGAAGTTGTCATACGGCGTCGTGGTGGCGCCCGCGGGGAGACTCGCCCCGTTGCCCTGCCGAGTCCCAGAGGATCTCCACCAGGCCCCGAAGACGGGAAGAACTGAGTTGGGCATCAGACGGCCTTCCGGACGATGACGGTGTTCGCCGGGGTGCCAGCGGGCACCTGATCAGTCTTCCCCAGCACCCGCAGGTTGCTGGGCCCACCGCCGCCGCCCGGCGTAGCGGAGGTCTTCGCAGAAGAGGCAGCAAGCAGCCCCTTGATGCCTGCAGGAGTCAGGTCCGTGGTGATCTGGACCGAGCCTCCAGCGGTCGCGCCGATGACGTACCAGTTACTCCAGCCCTCGTCATCCCAGGAGATGCTGTAGGTGCCGGGGCCCGGGGCCTCGGTGAGCGCCGAGTCAGGCAGATTCACGACGCTCGCGCCACCAGCCGGGGGCAGGACCGGGGAAACCTGCACCCAGCAGGCAGCGGGCGCGTCAAAAGTGATCGATCGTGTGGTCATGATCCCAGTCTAGTCCACCATGCGGACAGTCGCGTCGTGAACCACGAAGCCGTTCACCGGGGCCTCGATCCAGGGCGCCCACAGCGAGGTCGCTTTCCCGTCCGATCTCGGGGTCACCGTCAGCGTAGCCGTCACCTTGTCCCCCGCCTTCAGCACCCAGTCCTTCAGCTTGGCGCCCTGATCGAGCTTGGACTCCCCAAACTCCTCGAAGGTGCGACAGTTGTATACGTTGACCGAGGTATCCGGCTCGCCGAAGTTGCCGTGCCACGTGTACGTGAGCGTGATCTCCCACTTCCCCACTGATGGCCGCATCTGCTCACGCTTCGGGACGATGGCGCCGCCCGTGCCAGGCAGGTGGATGCCGTCGGGCTCGATCGCTGCATTGATCAGGGACCACTCGCGCAGCGGCGGGAACTCCCGATCAGCAGGTGACAGCACAGCGTCCGAACGGAAGATCAGGGCGCCCGCAGGGGTCTCAGCCGGGACTGGGTCCAGAGTGCCCAGGCGAACGATGCGCGGCTGCGCCGCAAGGTCTGTGACAGTTGCCGAGAGCGTGGTCACCTGCTCAGCCGAGGCGAGGCCCTTCAACCTCTCATCGAGCTCCGAGGTCTTCGCCAGACCCTTCAGCCGCTCATCGAGCTCCGAGGTCTTCACCAGGCCTGAGAGGTCTGGGGCCGAGGCTCCGCCCCCGATGTTGATCGTGATCTGCGAGGGTACAGAGACGCCGTCCACCTGAGTAGTGGACGGCGTCTCGGAGGTGTTGTCTGTATCAGCCATACAGACAGGCTACCGACTCACCAGAGTCGGCCAGACCCTGCGCGGCTGTTGTTCAGCGCACGCTGAAGAGCGCCGATCGTGGCGGTGCCGGGCTCACCGTCAACCCAGTCGGTAAAGCCCCAGCCAGCAGGCAGGTACTCCTTGTGCCAGGCGATGATGAGGAACTGCAGCGTGCGCCAGGACGCAGGGCCCATGATGCCGTCCTCGTCCAGGCGCGGGGCGCCGTTCAGCGCGATCTGAGAGTCACCCGGCACGGCGGCGTTCAGGAACCTCTGGAGCTTCTCGATGGCCGGGGAGCCGTCCTCGTCCAGGGAGCCGTCAATGGTGGTACCCATGACCTGCTGGAGACGGGCGATCGTGGCCGGGCCGAAAACGCCGTTGGGCGTTAGCTCACTCTGGCCGTCGCTCTTGTTCTTCTTGCCGGTGTAGGGCTTGACCTCCTTCGGCGGCGCCGGGGACACAGCGGCCCCGAAGCCTGCCCCGTTAGCCAGCTCCGCCAGGTGCGAGTACCAGCGGCCGGGGCAGTCGGTGCTCATCCAGTCGCGGTGGCCCACGACCGGGATGTTGCCGTGCTCGGCACGAATGGCCTTGATGAGGCCGATCACCGTCTGCACATCGCCGGCGGACATCTCCGGGCGGCACTCGATGCCGATGGACCGGGGGTTGCCGCCGGGGCCGGCGTGCCACGCGCGGTCGTAGTCATGAACCAGCTGAGTCACGCGGCCGGCCGAGGCGACGTAGTGGGCGCTGGAGTTGCCGTCCTCCCGGCAAAGGTAGTTCACCACGTTCTGGTGCGACTGGCCGTCATCGCCCCAGTGGTGGATGGTGATGGAGTCCACGTCGCCGTAGGGGCGCCCGCTGGAGTAGTTCGGGGACCACTGAACGTCGGTCACCGCAGCGTTGGTCATAGTTCCTCCTGTTAGTAGGTGTATCAAGCGTATCGGTCAGTAGTGGGTCTTCATCTTGTAGACGTCGCCGGTAGGTGCGAGCCACAGCGACTCCCCCGGCGTGCCATCATCCGGAGGATACTGGCCACCCCACATAGCCCCCGCTAGCCTCTCCTGCGCCTCGCGCATCGCCCTGAGGTCCGCATCGACAGCGGCCTTGGCGCCGTCGATGAGCTCCTTGGACCCCTGCAGCCTCTTCACCAGCTCCTCGGTATCGATCGCCGTCGCGATGGTGGCGGACCGCCCCTGGGACCACGGGCCTGCGGCTCCGTTCTTGGCGACGAGCCTGACCCTGAGGGTGTACCTAAGCCCCTCCGTCTTGGGCACCTGGATGTTGAGGACGCCTTTGCTGAAGGTCCCGTCCGGAGTCCACCCGCCTTCGGGCTCCGCGGCGGTCGAGAGGACCATGGAGTACTGCCACCTGTCGACCCACCACGGGATGGGGTTCGCGCGGTTATCCCGAGGAACGAAGTCGATCGTGGCGACACCCATCTTGGATGTCAGGTACGGGCGCGCTGCAGTGGGGGTCGGTGGCTGTTCCCACTCAAGCAGCAACATCTGCCCGTCGGTATCCCAGTCACTAGGGATTCGCTTGTCCGTCCTAGCCTGGACCCAGAACAGGTACCTCTGCCCGATCTCTGCTTCTCCCCAGGAGATGCGGTTAGTAGTGGCGAGAAGCTGAGTCTGCTCGGTCCACTCCTTGACGCCGTTGACGTCATAGTTGCGAACGCGAGCCACCCGCACCGTGTACTCGACGATCTTGTCCTTGAGCTCGGCGCCGCTTGCGTCAAGCTTCGGGACGGGCCAGTTGAGCTCGACAAGCGTCGTCAGGCCTGTACCCGTGTCTGTGACGGTGCCCTTGACCTCTAGGGTCTTGGCCTTGATCGTGGCGGGCTTTTGTGGCACCTTGTCCTGGGTCGAGCGAGACCGCACCGGCTCCGCCGTTGACGTAGCCGCGGTGCCGGTGGACTGCTTCGTGGCGGCCACGGACTGGGCCAGTCGAGTCTGCGCGTCCGCGATGCGGGTACCGAAGATAGTGGACCCCGAGCACGTGCCACCCGAGTAGTCGACCTGCACCTGGACTGCCCGCAACCACTGGTCCTTCCCGGCGGCATGCTCCACCCAGAACCAGTCCCCGACGTTGTAGTCGAGCCACGGCAGGAGGGCCCCGGGCTGGGACGCATCCCAGTCACGAACGATCTCCTCCTTGGGCTTGGACCTATCCAGCAAGGCTTCCTGCGCAGCAAGCTCCGCAGTGCCCTGAGAGTCGACCCAGTTGGCCTCGAGTGAGATCTCCCGCCCCTCGCGCGGGTCAAAGTTCGGGTCTGTGGGAACCTTCACCTTGAACCGGGCGCCGTCCTTTCCGAGGACATGCACCGCGGTAGCGATGTCAGCCCAGGACAGCGAGTTAGTTCCGCCGCTGGAGCGTCCAGCGGGCCAGCGCTTGGGGTGCAGTGACTCGAACGGCTGACTCGGCGGGGGCACCAGCACGAGCTCTCGACCCTCCCACCGCGGAAGGATGGCCCCGATCTTCTGGAAGCCCTCAAGCATGGACCAGAGAGTGGCTGTCCACTTCACCTCCATGCCCATGGTGCTGGGGAACTTCTTCCATGCCGTGCCGTTGGCGTCCGCGGCGGGCGCGCCCCGGAAGGAGAGGCCGCTGCCCCACCCGCGGGCCCGAGCCTTGATCCAGGTCTGGATGAACAGGTCCGCGGGCACGTCGGTGGTGGAGCTGCCCTGCGCAGGCTTGTTGGGGTCCTTGCGCAGCCTGAAGTTCTCCTCCCAGACGAGAGCCTGCTTGAGGCGCGCGCTGATGTGCACGCAGTCAACGGTGCGGGCCTTGGTCCCGTCGGACAGGAGGTTCCACGTCGTCTTGCGAATGAGGAAGCGCCCGCCAGGGGGCTCGGTCCAGGTGCGCCCGCCGTCGTGGGACACCTCAACGGCGATCTCGTTCTCCTCCTCGAGTGCCGGAGTTGGGGTCTCAGTGTGCGTGAGCTTCAGCGTCGGCACCCCGGATACAGAGGTCGTGAGCGTGATCTTCGTCGACTGGTGGAGCACCCCGATGCGGTCACCGCCGTACGCGCCGTACGCGGCCGCACGTAACATCATCCTTGGCTGTCCTGATCGAGCCATCAGTACGCCCCCCTCCACCACAGGATCGCGGATCCACCGACGACCTCAACTACGCCGTCGCCGTTAGAGCGCTGCGCGAGCCGGAACCCGCCCGGCGTGATCGACAGGGTCGGGATGGGCCGTGTGGCCTGGGGCATACGACTGATATCGTCCTCCCCCGCGTTCTGCTCCTTGCCCGTGGGAATGCTGCGGACATCCCAGTTCTCCGTGTCGACCAGGAGCCAGGAGGTGCTGGGCACCCGCCCGACAGACATGGCGGACGGGCCGATAGTGTCGCGCACCGTTACAGTGCCCCCGTCCGTGTCCGCCTTCACCGCGATGGTGGACACCAGAGCGTCCTTCCCCGTGGCGATCGGGAAGGACTTCCGCTTGTTGGTCCCCACGTCGACCTTTTCCGGGACCTTCTTGCGCCACTCGCCATCGACGGCCTCGACCGTGAAGGAGACCAGCAGGTCCCCGTCCACGCCGTGCTCCTTCACCGAGACCGACGAGGACACTCGCACGTCCGCGTCCAGGGTCTCGTCTCCGGAAGTGCGTGTCCACTCCATGTAGTGGAGGGACCTGGCGCCCGTGATCGCCCGGAGGGTGCGCAGCCCGATGGTCTGGTGAGCTGCCAGAATGAGGATCTCTAGCTTCACCGTGGACACCCCGGCGGCAATCGGGGCGATGGGGAGGACGCCGTTGCGGTGCGGGACCTTGGCACTGGGGGAGACCATTGCGCCCCACTGCGGAAGCTCGGTCTTGGATGTTAGTCGCCAGCGTCCCGCTGGGTCATCCAGCGGGACGCCGTCGATTGCGTATGAGTCGTGGGCCATGGACCCAGTCTACTTAGGAGAGCGCCAGTGCGATGCCCTGCGCGACATCGCTCCGTGTCTTCCAGTCCTCCTGCTTCTGCGGGTAGTGGTTCGTGATGTTGATCGTGGGCTGCACGCCGCTAGGCGCCGCTGCACCCAGCTCGACGTCAGGGCTGAACCCGCGGCTCACCTTCCAGGCCGTCCGGGCCGCCGGGTCCTCGAAGCCTACCTTGATGCCGTTGGTGATGTCCCGCATCGTCCGCTCGAGCTCGGGCATAGCGCCCCGCAGACCTGTCTGGAGGCCATCCATGATCCAGCCGCCGGCGGGCACGAGGAGTCGGAGGTCGTAAGTCCTCGGCCCCTTGTGGTCCTTGATCCAGTCACCGATCCCGCCGACCCAGTCCTGGACGTTGGTGAACGCCTGCTTGAGGCCGTTCAGGAAGCCGTTGATGATGTTCTTACCCGCATCGAGGAGCCAGCTCCCCGCGTTGGAGAAGAAGTCCTTGATCTTGCCCGGGAGCTCCTTGAACCAGTTCAGCATGTTGTTGGCCTCATTCTTGGCCTCGTTGTACATGGCCGTTACCGCGGACGTGACGAGGCTCTTGATGTTGTTCCACGCTGAGGACCACAGCCCAGGGATCGAGTTCCACAGGTTTGCCAGGAAGTTGATTATGTTGTTCCCGATGTTGGACGCGGTGTTGAGGAGTCCGTTCCAGATACCGGAGAAGAAGGACGTGATGCCATTCCAGATGGAGTTCCAGATCGCCGGGAGGTTATTCCACAGATTCACCGCGAAGTTGACGACCGAGGACCCCACGGACTTCACCGTATTAACCAGCCCGTTCCAGATGTTGGAGATGAACGAGGTGATGCCTGTCCACACCGCATTCCAGATAGCGGGCAAGTCGTTCCATAGCTCCTTGAGGAACGTAACCGCGAGCTGCGGGATGCCGACGATGGCGAAGATAAGCGCCGACAGCGCCAGGATGAGCGCCTGCTTGATCCCCTCCCAGGCCATAGTCCACAGGGCGCCCAGGCCATCCCAAACGGTGCCAAGGCCGGACATGATCATGCTCGGGATATTCGTGATGAACTCTACGAGCCCGTCCCACATCTGCTGGAAGAACGTGGTGATCGAGTCCCAGATCCCCGACAAGAAGTTCATGATCGCTTCGGGGATCCCCCCGACGAACGTGGTGACACTCTCCCAGATCCCAGAGAAGAAGCCAGAGATCCAGTCCCAGGCCACCTGCCAGGCCGCGACGATGGCGTCCCAGGCGCTCACTAGGACCGGCCACACCGAGTCCCAGTTGATCACCAGCAGCGCGATGGCGGCGATTATGGCCCCGACCCCGATGATGATCCAGGTGATTGGCGAAGCCAGCAGGGCGCTGTTCATCGCCCACTGGGCTGCCGCGGCGACGAAAATAGCGGCGGACAGGATGCCGAGAGCGGTGGCCAGGCCGATGACAAGCTCTGGGTTCTCGCTGACCCACGACAGGAAGGTCTCCAGCTTGGGGGTCAACCAGTCAAGCGCCTTCGCCACCCCGTCAAACACGGTGGTAGCGAGCGGCTGCAGCGCGACCTTCACCTTGTTCACAGCGATCTGGAACTTCTCAGGCCCGTCTGCCGTCTCGGCCTGAACCCCCAGGATGGTGTCTCCTGTGGCCCCGATGGAGTCTCGCAGGGTGCTGAGGTCAAAAGCACCCGTCTTCAGCGCCTCGAGGAACTGGGGTGCCCCCTTGGTGCCGAAAATCTTGCCCGCCTGAGTAAGCGCTGCGGCCTCGTCCCCGGACTTGACCAGGTTGTCAATCTCCCCGATTACGCGAGTGAAAGCATCCTTCGGGGCCTCTCCGTCCTTGGCTAGGGTCACCATCCCCTTGCCCATGGCGGAGATCGTGGCCGTTGAGTTGAGCCCCGCCTTGTCTAGAAGGCCAACCATGGACGCGACATCCTCGATGTCAAAGCCCATGTTGCCCAGCGTCGGAGCCGCCTTGGCCGAGGACTCAGCGAGGGTGTTGATCGATACCCCGGTGGCCTGGCTGACGCGGAACAGCTCATCCATGACCTCAGAGGTCTCGCTCGCCGGGATGGCGAAGGCGGACATCGCAGCGGAGAGCTTGTTGATGTCAAGCTTCTCCCCGAAGAGGTCTCCCGCGGCGATGACCTGCTCCGCCACGGTCTCCAACTCGTCCCCAGTGAGGCCGAGGCGGGTGTTGAGGTCCGCGACTGTCTGCCCCGCGTCCTCGAACGTCGTAGGCACCGTCGTGGCGACCTTCTGGGCGCTCTTTTCCAGGCTCTCCAGGGCCTCCCCGGTGGCCCCCGTACCTGCGCGAATGGTGTCCGACATGCTGTCGAACTCGGACCCGATGTCATAGAGCGCCTTGCCCACACCTATCGCGGCGGTACCGAGGGCTGCGGCGATCAGCGTGGGGTTGATGGCGCCCTGGAGCTTCTCGCCAAAGAGGCCCCCAAACTTGGAGCCGCCGTCTGCGCCCCCCTCTCCGATCTTCTCGCCGGCCTCCTTGCCCGCCTGCTCTCCGGCCTTCCTGGCCGAGGGGAGGATGGCATCAGTAATCTGCTTCTCGGCACCGGGGGATGCCGCGATGAGCTCGTAGTACGCGGTCGCGAGCTTGGGCCCGTCAGCCATCAGTGTCCTCCGGAAGGTTCAGGATGCGTCGCATCTCATCGATCGTGGTGCCCTCGCCGTACGGCGAGGCGCTGTCGGCCTCAGACTCGGGTGGGCGGATCAGGCTAGTCACAGGCATGTACTCCGGGGGGTCCACGCGTTTGTCGCCAGCGGTCTGCCAGGACAGGAGGCGGAGCAGGTGGATGACGAGAGACTGCATGTGCTCATTGGGGGACCAGGCGCCTCGGGCTACGGCTAGACAGGACCCAGGTTGCGGGCAGGTGAGGTACGCCTTGAGGTCTTGCCAAGAGAGGCGGCCGCTCCACACGTCGTCGAGCGACCGCCCCATCCTGAGCAGATCAGACCTCACCGCGCTCTCGTAGCGGTAGGCCTCCGTCAGGAGGCCGAGGATTCCCCCACTGAGGTACCCGACGCCTCACCCCAAGCGGCGATGATGGCCTCCAGCTGGTCGCTGGTCACGGCGTCAGTCAGGCCGGGGCAGCAGTCCTCGATGACCTCGAACTGGATCGACTCCGCCTCGAGGCGGGCCAGGGCCTGGGCGTCCTCGGAGGAACTCTCATCCTTCAGGCGGCGAGAGACCTCGGAGAGGCGACGGCGATACGACGCCTTGATGTGCTTCAGGAGCGGCATCGACCTGTCCTCCTTCTCGCCGGGGAGGCGGAAGACGAAGCGGTTCTCGGCCTTATCGGCCTTGGCGCCGGGCACAAGGAAGGCTCCTGCTGCGGGCTTACTCATTGGGTTATCCTCTCGGTTGGGTTGCGGGGCGTTAGTTCTTGACCCAGAACTCGCGGTAGAAACAGCCGTCTACCGGGAACAGGTCGAGCTTGAGGGTGTTGGACATGATGTCCTTGCCGTTCATCTCAACATCACCGTCAATGACGGCCTGTGCGTCATCATAGACAATGGTGCCCTTGGCGACGTCGGTGTTAACGACGACCACGATGCCGCGGTGCGGGGGGATCTCGTTGAGCTTGCCCTTGATAGTGATGTTTTTGCCGTTCTTCTCGACGTTGGCGTCGCCGTAAACGAGCTTGTGGCCGGTGACGTTGAGGTACTCGGCGACGGGGATCTCGACCGACGCCTCGGCACCCTCGCGCGTAGACAGGATGACGTCACCGCCCCAGGCCTTCACCTTTGAGGTGGAGTTGGAGATGGAGCGCTTCGGGCCCGCGTCGGTGAGGTAGCCGATTGCCTCGAGCGTGACACCCGTGGGGACGTTCGCGAGGTCGACGTGGGCGGTGATCTTCTTGGCGTCATCGGTGGTGCACACAAACACACCGCCAATGACTGACATCGGCTTCGGGGCAATGACGTTCGAGGCGTCGCTCTTGCCGTTGACGGGCATTTAGTCCTCCTTGTTGTGCGGGGTCCCCGCACCTCGGGCGGGCTCGTTCCTAGTCTACGTCGACGCGCTCAGACTCCGTGGTGACCTCGCACTGCACCGAGTACCGATGCAGGTGCGGATAATCGGGGTGCGGGTTGTCGTAGGGGCCGCTCTGCACGCGCCCCGAGTGCCACTCCTGGCGATCGAGCGCGATGACGGCAGCAGCTGTCGCCGCGAGGCGCTGCGCCGCGGGCCCGTCGGCCGCGTAGCAGTGCATCAGCACCACAGACACCGAGGACACCGGGCTCTGGGGGTAACCGCCCGCCACGTACACGTGGATCGTGTTCCCGGCGCCTGGGTCCTTAGCCAGGATGGAGGATGCCGAGACCGGGGCGCCCAGGATCTTGGGGCACTCTGTGCGGAGCGCGGCGATGAGGAGCGGCAGCACGTCCTTAGGGATGATCAGCTGTGGCATGGTTAGCCTCCGAGTACCGCTCGGGTGAGCACGTCGTCCCGAGCCTGGGCCAAGCGCCCCTTGAAGGTGGCGGTCCTAACTAGGCCTCGGGCGCGGGTAGCGTTGGGCTTCGACTCGTACTCAAAGGGCTCCTCTGAAGCATCCGGGTGTCCTCCTCGCACTGAGTTCCCCCCGCTCTGCTCCGCCATCGCGCACGCGCTTGCTGCGAACCCCTCGCCCAGGGCGTCTATCTCAGACTGATACGACTTTCGCAGCTCGTTAAACCCGTCGTAATGGAACTCGATCCTGGCAGATCCCATCATCCTTCCCATCTACGCAAGTTGAGCACCGCAGCGTCGGGGGTAAGCCCCGCTCCGGTCATGATTCGTACGGGCCCCACAAGGCGGTACGCCTGTCCGCGCCACTCAATGCGAGCGTGCTTCGAGACTGCAGCAGCAGCAGCATCCACATACGCGACCTGATCCCAGGACTCACCCTCCCGGTGGGAGTTGTCCTCGCCCGTGGGGCCGGCCTGAACATCGACGCCCGTGATGTGGCGAGCCGCTGCCGCTGGGTACGTCCTCCTTAGGGCGCCGTGGGCGTCCTCTGTCTCCACCGGCTCGGTGACGGTAATGGTCTCGGAGCCGAACAACGTCGACCACACGCTCATAGGACGCCCTGCCCATCGAGCCGGTGGCGCTCAACGGCTTCGGTCCACCGTTGCGTGGTTCCTACTGTGGACGCCGTGCCGAAGGTGATGGACCGGACCCCCTGGCTGATCTGCTGCACGCCCGGGGTCGCGAGGGTGGCGTAGATACTCGCCGCCTGCTCGGCCACCGCGTCCGCGACGTCATCGGGAACCTCGTCGCTGCCGGCGGTGTACGTGACCTCGATTGTTCCCAGTTCGGTACCCCAGCCCCCGTGGCGTCGCAACGCCCCGGTGCGTGGGGAGTAGGTCAAGTGCTCCAGCTGGATCCCATTCAGCTTCACACTGATCTGGGACACCCCCTTGACGGGGAGCAGCAGCGTCTCCCCTGCCGGCGGGTCGAGGATCAGGGTCTTGGTCTCCTTGGTGACGTTGTGGCCGACTGCGGAGCGGAAACGCGCGCTAGCGCGGTCGACGGCGTAGATCAGGTTGGGGTCCTGTTCGGGTTTGCCGAGCGATCGCGCGAGTGCGGCGATGGAGCAGAGGTATGTGGCCATGTGCTCAGTCTACGAGCACCTTCACTCCCTCAGCACCGAGGATTCGCGCCAGCACCTCGGCCTGGGCGCCAGAAATGCCGAGGCCGTTGTAGTCCCCGTAAATGGTCGCGATGGGGTTGATGGTGCCGGGGTCCTCGGGGATGAAGACCGTCAGAGTATTGGCGATGGGGCAAAAGGATGCGTACCCGCAGCGCATAAGTGCCTCGCGGGCCTCTACAAGCCGGTTACACACGTCCTCCGTCTGCATGCGCAGCCCCTCGTAGGGAATAACGTCATTGGGGTCCTGGCCTAGGCGCACCGGGAATGGCGCCTCCCCGATGACCTCGATGCCCTGGCGGGCGACTCTGGTGGTTACAGTGGCGATCATCCCGTCGCTGAACATGGTGTGGCGAGTTGTCTGCATCGGTGTCTCTCCTTATGCGAATGACGGGGCTTCAGCGGCCGGGCCAATAATGGCCTCCTTGGGGCTGGAGTCACCTGGGCGGGCGGGCGGGTCGGTCACTGAGTATCCGTCCTGCCGGATCAGCAGCCCGCTGTCGGCCTGGTCCTGCCCCACTCGGTAGAGGTACAGGCCCGCGAGGACGGCGGACAGGATGAGGGACGTGATCGCGACCCACGTGGCGACTGACTGGATTCGGTTCATGGCCTCGGCCCCTTCTCGGTAGTTGGTGTGACACCACACTAAGGCGCCGAATGTTCTGTTGTCAAGTGCGGTGCAAAGCACGAGGCCCCCGGGATCATCATCTAGATCGACCGGGGGCCTCGGCGTAGCACTGCGTCAGGCGATAGTCGCGACGCAGACGTCCTTGCGGCGGCGGAAGACCCCGAGGAACCGGGCCTTACCGCGCAGCAGCGCGAGACCGCGCAGCGGGTAGTCGCTGTGCTGGTTGAAGACCTGGGCGACGTACTGCTCACGCCAGTACAGCTCGTAGGCCTTCAGATCGCCGACGAGGGCAGTGCCCTTGGTGACCGCGGTGGAGGCGACGATCGGGCGGCGCCACACGGAGTCGTTGCCGGAGCCGAACGGGCCGGCACCCAGGTAGCGGTCGTTCTTGTCGGTGAGCAGGTCGAGAGCCTCGAGGTCCTCGGGGTTCACGACGATGGTCGCGTTCTGGGCTGAGTTGCCCAGGGAGGTGAGGGCCTTGCGGATCGTGGCCGGGATGTCGACCTTGGTGCCTGCAGTGACCTTGGCCTGGGTGCGGACGCCGGGGGCGCCGATGATGCCGCGGGGGCGGTCAGCGGTGCCGGTGCCGGAGACGACCTCCGTCTCGACCTTCTGCATGGTCATGGCGAGGACAACCTCACCCACCAGGGTCTCCATGAGGGAGTCGTCCGCCATCTCGTCGTCGGTCACGGGGAGCGCCTCACCGACGGTGGATGTGGTGGCCGTGTCTGCGCGGGTCGCGACGGTGGCCAACGGGAACACGCCATCCGCGGGGGTGGTGCCCGTGTCGTTCTTGGACTCGGACACGATGGCCGGGCCAGGGGTGATGGCGGTGAGAGCACGGTACGGAATGACCGCGGCGCTCGTGGTGGAGGTGGTGATCGCGGCCAGCAGCGGGCCGTACTGGGCCCGGACCTCGTCATCAATCGGGGAGCCGAGGTGGAAGGCGCTGCCTCCTGTGGTGGCCGTACCGCGGTCAAGAACCGCGGCCTTGCCGACCATGTCGGGGACAAGGCCCCGGACCAGCAGGTCGACAGAGTCGGTGGCGCTGGAGAAGCCCATGGGGTGGGACTTCTTGAACGCCTGCCACTCGGGGGAGCTGATGAAGCGCTTGCCGATGGTGAGGCCAGAGGCGTCAACCACCGAGTCCACAGCTCGGGCAGCCTTGGGGGCGCGCTCAGCAATAGCGGCCAGCTTGTCTGAGGCAGCCTTTCGGGCGGCCGCCTGAGCGTCCATCTTGGCAACGGAGTCGACAATCTCGTCGACTCGGGCGAGGTCGGCCTCGGTCAGCTCGCTCTTGGCGCGCAGCTCGCCAGCCTCCTGAAGCAGCTCGTCACGAGTGCTCATACGGTGCGTTCCTTTCGGTGGTCAGAGGCCCAATAGGGCCAGCCGGGCACGGGCGGTCCGCTGCGCGGCGTCATCGGTCCCAGGTACGTCCTGGGACTTCAGCTTGGCGAGAGGGTTCGCACCGCGCAGACACGGCCCGGCCTCCCACAAGTCCAGTTTAGTGAGGTGACGGATTTCGCCCTCCTCGTCCTTCTCCACGGTGTAATCCTCGACGACTGCCGAGTACGAGAAGTCCGTAATGGCGCCCGCCTCGAGGAGCTCAGCGACGGAGCGGCCGATCTCAGTGTCGAGTGCCTTCCACTCCAGAAGCAAGCCCTCATCGGTCTCCTCGGCCCTCGTCGAGTAGCCCACGATGTCGGAAGTGCCATAGCCGTGGCTCCACATAATTGGCACTGTGGGGCGCTCGGATAGCGCTTCAGCGAAAGCGCCCTTGTCGGTCACCTCACCGTCGGCGTCCACGTTACCGAAGACGGCGACAAGAGCTGTGAAGGTGCCCGGCTCTGACTTACGCTTCGGCTTCTCGTCCTCGGGCTTCTCGTCCTCGGGCTTCTCGTCCTCGGGCTTCTCGTCATCTCGACGTCGGCTGGCCGCGGCCTTGCTTGTACCCACGGTGATACAAGCGCGGGCATGCTTCTGAACGGTTCGCTTCATGGTCTAATCCTACTGTCACCACACGTACGCGATGTCGCAGTTGCAGCCCACGATGTCGTCTGCATCCCCGCCGCCCCAGTCGTGGGGCCAGCGCATGCCGTTGGAGAACGTGTCGTCCATGTCCACCGTCTCACCATCCATCGCGGCGTGGTCCGCGCGCGGGTGGCTCGAACCGTTGTGCACCCACATCTTCCTGATGGCGCCGGAGCGTCGTGCCCCCTCCTGGGACCCGAAGCCAGTGGCGTCCTTCGTCGAGGCGTCTGCCCACAGCTCCAGGCGGTCCTCGGAAAGGATGTCCTCGATGGTCTCTCGAGCTCTGTCCTGTGCTGCGTCGTCGGAAGCCGCGGCACCAAGGAGGCGCATCGCAGCGTCAACCGCGGCGCCGGCTTTGCCTTCCGCCATCTGCCGGATGTAGTTGCGAATCGCGCCACGCCCGATGGTCTCGGACCCGGTGCCGGATCGAAGGATCACCAGATTGGCTGCATCTACGGCCTGCTCAGCCAGAAACGGCTCAATGCGATCAGCAAGTGCATCTACCGCAGACTCGCTCAGCCCCTCACGCTGAAGTTCATCGATGTAGGCCCTGCGCATCCGCTCCAGAATCGAAGGCGACGGTCTTGAGGTAACGGCCTTCAAGACCTGTCGGGCTTTTGGGTTGAAGGTCTTCTCCCCCTCCCCGGCCCCGTCCTGCTGGCGATGATCGAGCTGATTCGTATCCGCCCCATCAAGGTTTTGCGAACCGGAGTCCGTGGGACTGGCCTGCCCACCCTGGATGACGTTCAGCGGGACGATGAGCTCCTCCGTGCCCTCCAGGTACGGCAGGTCGAGTCGCTCGCGGGCCTCGGCGCGGGTCATCACGGGGCCGCCGGTGGCGGACTGGAGCGCCTGGACGCGCTCAAGCAGCGTCCCGTCCTGCGCCTCGGTGCGGTCGAGCACGCCGTAGACGGACTCGTCGCCCCCGGCAAGAGCGGGGACGATCTCGGCGTTCAGGGCGTCCTCGATGCGGCCGATGAGCGGGCCGAGAACCCGGGTGTACAGGTCACGGCGCAGCGCGGCGTAGCCTCCATAGTTCGCCTCGCGCATGCCCAGAAGCTCCGGCGGAACGCCGAAGTACCCGGCCACCTCGACGTCGGTGAGTGTGCGGACGTTCGACGCGCTGGAGAGGTCGGGCTGAACCTGCGGGGCGTCCTCGAGCCTCATGCCGTCCTCCATCACCGGGATGGATCCGCCCGATGCTGGGGACTTGAAGTCCGCCATGGCCTGAAGGAAGCGCTCCCGCTTCTCGTCCGACCAGCGCGGGGCCTCCTTGGGGCGAATCACCTGGGCGGCCACGTGAGGGACGTCGGTCCACATGCGGCGGCGCCACCCCTCGGCCTCGCTTAGCTCAGACAGCATGGCGCGCAAAGTGCGAATCGGGGCAACGACCCCGGCCCCGTCCGGGTCCCATCCGTGCATGAGCGCCACGGGGAGGCTGGACAGGGACATGGTCTCCCCGCCGGCGACCGTGGCAACGTCGTCCACCCGGCCAAAGACGTCAGTGCTGAGCATGAGCAGCGGTGCGGGTACGCGGATGATCTCCTCGTCGACCAGCACCGCGCAGGCCGAGCCGTACAGCAGCCAGTCAAGCGCGAGACCCGACACAAGGTCTGCAGAAGTTGTGAACCGTGTGGGCCTGCGCACAAGAACCTCGGCCGGGGAACCGTGGAGACGCTCCCGACCACCGTCCTCAGCGCGGTAGACGCGCCACGGAAGCGCTGCGACGGTGGACGCCATGAACGACACGACCTTGCGCACGCTCGGCTGGCTCTCCCACACGCTGCGGATGCTCACTCCGGTAGTGGCCCCGGCCATCGCGGACCGCCCCCGCACGCTTCTGAGCGTGATCGGGGGGTCAGCCACGGTCAGGCGGGCAAGTGCCCCGCCTCTCGCTGTCAACGCCATCAGTCGTCCTCCTCTTCTGGCGCGATAGCGATAGCCAGCACGCTTCTCCAGGGCACCCACATGGTCAGCATCTCCCCATCCAGCTCAGCCTCCAGCCGAAGCACGCGCTTAACGCGCCACAGAATGAGACTTATCGGTCGGATTCTGACTGACAGCTGCGTGTCATCAGTCAGCGCTACGGTCATGCGGGTTGGTGTCATGGGTCAATCCTACTGGCGCTCACACCAGGAATCCGGCGCCGTACTCATCGCTAGCCTCCTGGGCCTCCCTCTCGGCGTCGAAGATCATCGCCTGGCTCATCGCTGTCACTAGCGCAGCCACGAGGTCGATCTTCTCGCCTGACTTCGCCTTGTCCGGCTTCACATTGCCTGCGGGGTCCCGGGCAACAGCGAGGTTGTCGACGCACCAGTCCGCGATTGGGTTGTCGTGGCCGAGGTCACGCATGTAGACCAGCGCCTTCGTCCGCTTCAGCGGGGCGCTCATCGATGCATACCCCTGCCTGACCTTGACCATGGGTAGCCCCTGCCCGTAGAGCGACGTAGAGAGCTGCGTCGCCGACCAGGGGTCGAAGCCGATCGCCTCAACGCTCATCTCGCGGTCGTCCTCCTCGATGCGGCGCTGCACGACGTCGTAGTCCAGGACGTCACCGGGCGTGAGCTCTAGCAGGCCCTGCTCCACCCACCTTGATGCGGCACCAAGCGTGCGCTTGTCCAGTGCCCTGAGGTTCTCCTCCGGGGTCCAGGTGCGCCACACGGCCGACCACAGCGGGGTCCCCTTCGGGTCGCCTGGCTGCCGCGGGGTGAGCCAGCACAGCGCCGCGAGGTCCGAGACGCTGGCGAGGTCCAGGCCGCCCACGACCGGGCGTCCGGCTAGGTCCTGAAGCGTCCTGAACGGCGTAGGAGCGCTGCGATCCCACTTGGGTAGGTCGATGTACCGGGCGGACTGCTTCAGCCGCCGGTTGAGCCGCAGTCGCTCGAACGCAGCCCGCTCCTCGGGCCCGGTCTTGGCCTCCTCGGCCGCGGCGCGCATCGACTCACGCGTCGGGGAGACGCCGTAACCTGGGTTGGCCCGCTTCCACGTCTCCTCGTCGAACGGGTCCGCACCCCTCGGTGCGGCGAAGATCACCACATAGCGCCGCGATGGCTCGTTACGGCAGTCGCTCTCCGCCCGCGATCTGCGGACCGCGTACGGCGTCATGGTGCCGCCGGCATCCGCCGTCGTGATGACGAAGCCGAGCGGCTGGCGCCGAGCTCCAGTGCCGGTCTCGAGCGACTGGATAAGGTCGAGGTCCTTGTGGACGTGCATCTCGTCGGCCAGGTACCCGTGCGGGTTCGTCCCCTGGAGTGTGTCGCCCACGCTCGCCACCGGCTTGATGACCGCGCCGTCGGCGGCTCGGATGATCTTCGACTTCCAGGCGCGCACTCCGGCGTCCGCCATCTGGGGGGACGCGCTGACGGCAAGCGCGATCGGGTCGTAAGCGAGCCTAGCCTGATCCTTCGAGCCGGCGGCAAGGAGGACCTGGGCTCCGCCCTCGCCGTCGGCAAAAGCCAGGTAGACCATGATGGCGGCGCTCAGGGTGGTTTTCCCATTCTTGCGGGGGACTTCCACCCAGGCGTCGCGGTACCAGCGCACCGTCTTGCCGTCGGCGTCCTCGACCACCCACCCGAAGATCGGGGCTAGGACGTAGGCCACCTGCCAGGGAGAGGGTTCCAACGGCTTACCCACCCACTCGCCCTGGGTGTGCCTCAGCGCCCGCAGCGCGCCGATCACACGATCAACGCGCGCAGGGTCGAAGCGGGCGCCCTGTTCCTCGCCGGGCTCGGGCGTGCGCCACAGCGGCTTCGTCCACTCGGGGACCTCGTACCCGCGGCTCTCGCAGTACCAGCGGACCTCAGGAGACAGCCCGTGGGCGCGTGCGCGGTCTGAAGTTGTAACAGCTGGCATGGGTTCAGGCTAGACAGCGAACGGGTTGCGCGTAGGCCCGCCCCCCTGGGTGTCCTCGTCCTGAAGGCGGGCGATCGTCTCTTTCAGAGATGCCACCTGATTCTCAAGGAAGCGGGCGTGGTTGATTAGCGAGTGGATACCCCTGATCGTTTCGGCATAGTAGCCGCTGTCAAGGCACTCCTCCAGCTTGGCGGAGATCCTTCGGGAGTCGCTGCCCGTCTTGAGGTGTGCGCCGGTTTCGGGGTTGTTGGTCTGTGACCGCATGCTGTCTCCTCGTTGGGTTGGGTTGGGTTGGGTTTCAGGTCAAACAGCGAACGGGTTGCCGGCCCTCGCCTTCACAGACTCCGGTGCGTCCATCGCTGCGCGAGCCACGAAGGTCAGGCCCATCGTCTTGCACAACCCCTCGATGACGCGGGCGTGCGTCGATGCGATTGAGAACGCCGGGTTCGCGACAGGCGTGCCCTTCTCGCTGTAGAGAATCACACCCTCTTCGCGGGCGGTACCGACCGCGATTGTGTAGAGCTCGAGCTCCTGGACCAGGAGCGCCACCATCGTGGTGTCTGCGGCGGCCAGGAGGCCGCTTGCATGAAGCGTGCCCGTGATCTCGTCCCACAGGGGGTGCAGGTCCTCCCGCAGCGTCGAGGGGGGTGCGAGCCGAGCGGCGTCCCGGGGCAGAGCAGCCACTGTGTGCATCGTGGCCTTCTCCGGCACGGAGTCGTCCACGAGCCGGAGCCCACGTGGCAGGCGGGCGTCGCTCACGCTCTGACCGGCTTTGCGGCTCATCGTCGGCTCCCTTAGGTGAATTGGTTGGCAGGTTTGTGTGCCCCCGATTTGTGAGCGGGGTGGCTCGTCCGAGGGCGGTCCGGCCTCGACCCATGCCGCCGGGCGTTACCCCTTGGGTCCGTGCTTCGAGGTTCGACGTGGGCCTGCGCCCGGCGGCGAGACCAGCCTAGCACCCATCTCACCCGCGCACAAGAGCCCTCGAATGCCAGATTTTTTGCTCAGAATGACGGGCGCGCCGCAATTCTTCGAAAAATTTTTTTTGCGGAACGCCCCTCCCGGTTTTCAGACTAGGCCTCGGCGCTCGCACACTCGATCGCTTCAACTCTTCTTTTGAATTTGATTGAGTGCTTTTTAGTTCTTGGTATGCACGCTACTGATTTTGCTTTTTAGTTGATCCAAGTCGCGTCACGTGGAACGCGCGGCTTGCGCTTAACCGCTTTGCCTCTCGCTTTGCGAAGCCGAGTGTTCTTCGCCTTTCGGTTCGCTGCTGCAATTGCCGTCTTGCGCTCGTGGTGCTCGTGACAAAGAGCCTGAACATTTCCATCATCGAGGAATGCGCCCCCGTCGGCCATCTCCACGATGTGGTCCACCTCAGTGCTTGGCGCGGTGCAGCCTCCCCACTGGCAGGAGGGGTAGGCCCGGAGGGTCCGGGTACGCAGGGAGGACCAGGGGGCCCGGTCGGAGGGGTGGTCCTGGAGCCACCGGGTGTGCGCCGAGGGGGCCCGGTCCTCGTGGGCGGGGCACCGCGATGACCCGGAGGGGGTCAGGCGAGAGCACCCCGGCTGGGTGCATCTCGTGGGCGGCATGGTCGGCGTCATGGCACCAGCGTACGCGGCTTGGGCGTGAACGCGCAAGCGTGAGCTGGGTCACGGGGTGCGGCGGCCACGATCGCTGGGCGGCGCGAGCCCGCCCGCCCTGGGGTGTGATCATTAACGGCTCTCCCCGCGTATTACTTCTCTACATTCCCTATTATAACCCCTTTATAACACTCTCTCTCTCTATACTTTTACTACTAGAAGAAGATAGAAGATAGTAGTATAGGGGGTTTTTCGTTGAGATTCTGCGGATGCCGGGGGTGATAGGTTCGCTGCGATTGGCTTGGTTGAGCCGATCCGACGGGCACGACGAGCCCCAGACGGCGTTATGCGCGTTGACCGTTCCGTTACCGGTTTCCCAGGTTACTTTAATCCACGTGGCGGATATAAAGGTTTCGTTACCAAAAACGGGGGGTGCTCGCTTGACCCACTTCGAGCAATCCCGGTACCGTGGGGCGCGACCGACCCCTACCGCAGGAGACTCCAGATGACCACCAAGAACGCGTTCCGCGTCAACGTCGCCCGGCCCCTCGCGTCCGGGCACTACGCCCCTGATGAGTGGACCCTCGACACCATCGAGGACTTCGTGCAGGGCGCCCCCATCATGGAGAAGGACCCGCGCGTCGTGCCCGGCGTCTTCGTCGGAACCCTCGGCGGCCACCGGGCCACCGCGAGCAACGTCCTGTCCCACACGGCGCTCGTGCTGGACCTCGACACCGCGGTCCCGCAGGACGTCCCCAGCCGAGTGGGCGCCCTGGGCTGGGACGCGGTGACCTACACGACCGCCTCTCACACCGAGGACGCCCCGCGGCTGCGCGTCGTGGCCCTGATCTCCCGACCCGTGACTCCCGATGAGTACGTGCGTCTGTTCCGCTGGGCCGGTACCGCCCTGGGCGTCGAGCTGGACCCCAGCGCCGCCGCTGGGGCGCACCGGTTCTTCCTCCCCCACATCGCCCCCGGCTCCGAGGCCGAGCTGCTCGGGGTCCAGTCCTGGCGAAGCCGTGGCGAGCCAATCGACGTCGAGCCCATCGTGGCCGAGGAGCCGCAGCCTCAGGAGACCGCGGGCCAAGCGCCCAAGGCCGAGGCCCCCGCGCGCCGCCGCGACCCGCTCACCCTTCCGGGCGTGGCCGGAGCCTTCAACCGGGCCTACACGCTCGGGGAGGCTGTCGAGGCGTTCGACCTCCCTTACCGCCCCCTCGGCCACGGGTTCATCCACAAGGACTCCACA